CCTGCGATCAATGCCAAACGTGTTTACCGGATCATGCGCCAGAATGCGCTGTTGCTTGAGCGAAAACCTGCTGTACCGCCATCGAAACGGGCACATACAGGCAGAGTGGCTGTGAAAGAAAGTAATCAGCGATGGTGCTCTGACGGGTTCGAGTTCCGCTGTGATAACGGAGAAAAACTGCGAGTCACGTTCGCGCTGGACTGCTGTGACCGTGAGGCACTGCACTGGGCGGTCACTACGGGCGGCTTCAACAGTGAAACAGTACAGGACGTCATGCTGGGAGCGGTGGAACGCCGCTTCGGCAACGAGCTTCCGGCGTCTCCAGTAGAGTGGCTGACGGATAATGGTTCATGCTACCGGGCTAATGAAACACGGCAGTTTGCCCGGATGTTGGGGCTTGAACCGAAGAGCACGGCGGTGCGGAGTCCGGAGAGTAACGGCATAGCAGAGAGCTTCGTGAAAACGATAAAGCGTGACTACATCAGTGTCATGCCCAAACCAGACGGGTTAACGGCAGCAAAGAACCTTGCAGAGGCGTTCGAGCATTATAACGAATGGCATCCGCATAGTGCACTGGGTTATCGCTCGCCACGGGAATATCTACGGCAGCAAGCCAGTAATGGGTTAAGTGATAACAGGTGTCTGGAAATATAGGGGCAAATCCACTCAATTATTGACCCCTTCTCTACGCAACTTCAGTTCCCGCCAGCAACTTTGCGGCAGTTTCATAGGATCAATGTCTAAAAGAATAATGGTGACCGATAAGAAAACGACTGAATAACTGTAGATTTTCGCTAGAAACCTTCCTGTCAGCTCCATAGCGAATCAAGTGCTGAATGTCACAGTATCGAACAGAAAACAGTGACGATCTAACCCTTCAAGAATATTCTACGATTGTTCTGTTTAGGAAAAGCAAGGCGGGAAGTCAGGAGATAAGTCATTGATAAAGTGGCGGAGAGAGGGGGATTTGAACCCCCGGTAGAGTTGCCCCTACTCCGGTTTTCGAGACCGATGATACAGAGTCGAAAATTCAAGGAGTTAAAAATTTTTCTTGGAATAAATGTCTTAAAATCGTACACGAAAAATCAATAAATTACATAACATTAAAGAAGAATATTCCAAGCCTTCTTGAGGCCACCACCTGTTTTCAGGTGTCATTCAGACGTGATTTACCCCAGATTGGGTAAGCACGCTTTTTTTCTCAGCTTATTCCGTTTTTCCTGTGTGTTGAATAATTCCACTGCAGTTATATAAAATCGGTAACGGCTGGAAATCATTCAATACTCGCACTATCGAAAGTTCACCAGCCAACCGCGACACGTTCTTACATACGAAGTGCCGCGCTTTCCTTAATAATTTTTTAGCAGTACTGTGTAAATGATGAGCGACCTAATCCATGCATGACGCGTAGTGCCTATTGTGCATCTTTCTGCGTCTCTTTTTACTGGCCCCAAGCCAATGATGCTGGCGATACCATTCCCGCTAGGCCCACTTACAACAGTAAAATTCGGGGCTATGCCTTTACATACAATACAATGTTGCACGATTGCCCATCATCAACTCCGTTAATATCTATGAGTAGTAACCCTATGTAACTGTAAAGACGAATCAGCGCTAATTGTGTCTGTCCACATCCCCAAATGTAAAGATATAAGGAGCACCATGATACAGTTGGATCTGATTTACATCCTGTAAATTCTCGTCGATAGCCACCCCTGGAAAATCATGTTGCTGGATAAATCCGTATCCTATGTTAGACACAGCGGAATACTCTGTGAAATCAGGACTCGCCTCATATCGGTCACTGATCGTACCCAGTCTTTCGAAGAAAGCCCTCTCATTCTTTTCATGCCTCATGGCAGCCTGTCGAAGGGTATTCAGGTTACGTAGTCTAAGATGAGCTTCTCGTTCTGGCTCTGCATATCCTTTGAAGTCGGGAACACTCCATCCCAGCTCTTGAGCGACACGACGTGCGAGAATCTCGGTGGGTCCTAGCTCTATATTACTATCTCCAGATGGATCGCTGGCCCCAGTAACATGATGAATAATCTCGTGAATCAGTCCTTCCTGCCACGATGGCATCTCATAAGAATCAGTATCTGGCGCAACACTAAAACTGACATAAGGCTCTTCGTTCTCGTTTTCTCCTGCCTCGCAAATGGGGAGAATTGGTTCTTGCCCGACATCGTATCCATATAATTCGTTACAGGTTAGTGATTGAATATCATCAATTTTGATAGCAGATTCTCCGTTAAGCTCGTATTCGTTTCTGTATTTAATGCAACCAATGTGTACCTCCTCATTATGAATGCCATAGCTTACGGCATCACGAAATGTTTGTGATCGGCTCAACGCATCAAGTACAGTGTTGCCAATCATATCGACCGTATGCTGATCGATGAGCCTGCTACGGCTGTCATGGACGGCGCGAATTACACTTTCGTATACGTTGCTTAAATCTGCTGCGGAAAGCGGTATTCGCTTGCCTATATCCAAAACGTAATCCGCATAGGCATTTTCAGCACGATTAGGAGCAACGGCAGCAGAGTATCCAGCAGGGGAAAAAAAGTTGAAGCCAGGTTGGAGAACGGGAATTTTCATATTGATACTTAATATGGTTTTATATATTTCAGTGCCACCAATTCACTAGCCCAGACGATAACGGACAGCATAGCTTTTATCCCTGCAAGGCAGGTGTTCCAACGAGTAACAGGAACGTTTAAAGCTCCCATACACATGTGAGCTAATGACACCACAATGGTAAACCTTCCTTATCGTAGCAAAGCTTACCAAGTTTAATGAGCTGTCTGCCCTGTGATTTGCAATATATATTGGCATCACGTAGCAACAGACATCAACGCCATGCTAATGGATAATACTGCTCAAAAATATCAGTAAAATTTCCCTTTGCATGGCTTGTTAATATATCAGCTAAAACCGCAGTGCATGAAAATGCATTATTCCGTCCTTGCAACCTGTCCCTGACATCATCATAAAACTCTCTTTTGTTAAATATCTCAGATGCCAGTTTATATGCCTCTTCCAAAAGACCATTTGCATAACGACGCAGGATCTCAGGAGACTCATGCTCCGTTCCAAATATATCAGATGACGAGTACTTACAAAAAACAGCACCTAAACAAAATAATATCTCAGCCTTTTCCGTATCTGAAAGACTCCCTATATTAGTTTTTTCTGTTATTGTTTTTAAATGTTCTGGAGCTAAACTCCAACCATCAAGATGCTCTTTCCATATAGCCCCAATTTTTTGTTGCTGAGTATAATCAACCATTTTTATTTCTGATTTATCAGATTCCAGAGCATCTATAAACATCTGCTTAAGTGAGACATCAGATATAATCTTATCTAAAAAATCAGGTAAGAAAACACGCGAGCACGCTTCATTATATGCTTCACTAAACAATGGAAATGACTGTGAAAATAATTTCCCAAGTGTATAATCGTTAGTATTCTGGATCTCTCCATCTTTAAACAAAAAAATGATTTCCAGTATGTTGAAGAATCAGAAGATAACATACTATACATATCATTTAAAGATAACATCATTTCCAGATTATCATCCGATGATGACAGTAAAATCCAGTTATATGCATCATTAAAATCATTCCAGTCTGGCTTAGCAGAGCCATCACCTCTACCGAAATCGCTTTGCTGTGCAATTTTATTTACATTAGGGTATTGCAGATATTTATCATATAATTCCATGAACTGATTTTTTGCTCCTTCATACTGCATACCATAAGCAGCCATTTGTATAAATACATCATTGCACGACAACATTTTTTCTGGATGTTTTTCAAAATATATTCCAGCCTGTAAAAATGCACCATCGTTCATATTTTTAAATACAGGGCCATCTCTCATATCGCCCGGAGGATACTTAGACCACCAGTCTGTCATAGTATTATAATAACGACCGGATATATTCTGAAGCCATTCCTGAACATAAGAACTTGCAAGATATGGAGGAATACTGAAAGCATTACTCAACGACAATGTCGCATAGGGATTAAATTTATCAAATATATCCACTGGTAATGTTCTTATCAGGTCCTCCACAGATCGAACTTTTTCATCGTTATATTTTGAATCAACTGAATTAATTGTTCGCATGACAGAAGTATCTGGAACTCTGCTGCTGTCAAGAACAGAGTTTATGTTCTCTGAACCCACCGGAATATGTATCTGACAACAAGCTAAACCAATGCTATTATTTTGCACAGATAAAGATATATTATCTTGTTCTAAAATAGCACCTCTAAGCTCCATCCCGGGAACTATAATAGCCCCCGCCAACTGTGCATCTTTCAGGTCTGGAGGTGTTTCTTTAAATGAAGAACCAATAAACGATGCGCTGTTAAGATTAGCACCACTAAAATTAGCTCTATCAAACGATGCGCTGATTGTGCTATTTGTCAAATCAGAGAAAGATAAATCACACTCCTCCAGAACAGAATTCTTGAAAGATGTGTTTTTCAGGGATGCACCTGACAGGTTACAGCCACTAAGATCAGCATCATCAAATCTGGAATCAGAAAAATTTACTGATGCAAAATTCAGCCCTGCAAGACTTAGACCTGACAAGTCACATCCAGAGTAATTTAATTGTTCAGCAGACTCTTCCCCCGTTCGGTTAGCTGACAACCACATTAAGTCAGCAGTAAGCTCAGCTTTGCTCAGGCAGGCACGGCCTTGACTGGCATCATATGCAAGGAATTGACATTGCGATTCATTTAATGAATTACATCCATTTAAATATACGGAATTCCTGAGCGTCTCAGGAAAGGAACCATCTATATGTTTCAAAGAACTACAATGGCATAAAGATAAATTACTGACATTGTCAGGTATGCTGCAATTTATAACCTCTAATGATGAACATCCAACTATACTTAATGAAGATAAGTTGGGGGGTAAACAGTTTATTGATTTAAGCTCTGTACATCCATTCAATACCAGTTCTTTCAGAGAACCTGGAAGCAAGTCTGGTAACGTTGTTATTGGCTCACTGATTGATAAAGTCTCTCCATTAGTACTTATAACATTAAGTATTTTTGATGCAACCTCATGACGATTTTCGCTGAATTCTCCCTCAGCGCACCACTTTTCGAGTGCAACTTTAACATCCTCGTTAGATGGTGAACCTACAGGACTTTCAAAATATATTACTCCAGAATTTACAGAGATATTTGTCGTGGGCAGCATTTATCGCACTCCTTCAACTTAGTCCACTGAAAATAACACCAATAAAAAATTAAACATTATTTACAACAAAAGACTCTGTTTTGGGATCAAAATAACACTCATCTTTTCTCATAATCATTGATTCTGTTATTGGCTCTCTACTTAATGGATGTGGAGAACCAGATATAACTAACTTTAACATTGCATTTTTATCATATAGGTTACAAACTTTTGCACTTACAGAGTTCTTTATAAAAACACCATTATCTGGAGCATCTAATATTATTGGACACTTGAGATGTTCTTTTGAAAAAAAAACCTCTTCCGAATGTACAGGAAAAGAACTTGAAAGTATTTTATAGCATATACCTAATGGTAAAAAACTCAGATGAGTATCAATTACAGAGGAAATTTGCCATGAACGAAGCCTTTTGGCTGACTCATTGCTACCATTTAACCCTAACTCTAATAATGTTTTTAACATCCCATCCTTACAACCAGAAACTAAAAAAACGTCAGGGCGTTGATAATAATGAATACCAACTTTCTGCCCATTTATAGTAATATCTTTCGTTATCAGGTTTTGTCTGGCAGCTTCACGTAATATTTCAATACTCTGCAAAGCAACATTTGATGAAATGCTGGATGTTATCAATGGCATATGTCATTTACCCCAACAAGACTAAATTTTAGAAAAAACAACTGCCGGGACAACTTTCGCCCCCTGTAACCCCAAATAAGATGTCAGATTTATCGGCATTAATTTATCTCCCTGTTGAATTAGCTCCTCTATCATCTACTTAACAAATATCCCCCGGACATTGCAACACAAAAACCGGAGCCGGACTCCGGTTTTGTGAAGCTGTCAGGTTACTTCATCCCGCCAATATTTTCCCACGTCCCGTCAGCACGCAGGATTTGCAGCGGTCTTACCACGCACTGTATCTGCTTTTTATCTGCATCCAGTATCACCACCTGCGTGATTACCCTGTCCTGCTCCGGAATAATACCATTCTCATCGGACTCCAGGATGTCTGCCGGCCCCAGACGCAGTTGTGCTGTAAGTAACTCCCCGTGTTCACGGTCATCATGCTTTCCGCAACCACACAGACGCTGCATAAGTTTTTTTAGTATATTCATGTCATTCTCCTGTTCTGCCTGTATCACTGCCCACTTCATCCAGCCCCTTAACATCCTGCCACGGCCCGTCACCAAACCTGACCTGCAAATGCTGAAACAGCCCCTGAACCCGTGTGGCATCTTTGGGGTCAAGAAAGGTCAGTCCGGTGATGAGTGCGCCATCTGTATCCGGGAACCAGCCATGGCTGTTTGTCTCAATAATGTTTCCCGGCCCCAGACGGAACCGTATTTGCGTCTCCCCCGGGTCGCCCTTCGGCCCCTGAGGTCCGGTTGCCCCCACCGGGCCAGCCGCACCTGTTTCTCCTTTCGGTCCCTGTGGGCCTGCCGGGCCTGCCGCACCGGTATCTCCCTTTGGACCCTGTGGACCTGTACTTCCCGTCAGACCGGTCTCTCCCCGTTCCCCCTGTCGCCTTTCGGCCCCTGCGGGCCTGCCGGACCAGCATCACCTGCCGGCCCCCGTTCACCAGTTGCCCCTGCCGGGCCGGTGTCGCCACGCTCTCCTTTATCTCCCTTCGGCCCCTGAGGACCCGCGGGCCCCGGATCTCCCTTTGGCCCGGGTGGCCCCACCACGGTGGGGATTCGGTTTACGGCTTCTTCCGCCGCTATCCTGCTTTGTTCCGCTGACTGTGCGCTTTCTGCTGACTCCCGGGCTTTTTCTGTTGCTGTCGTTGCGTCTCTGGATGCATTACCGGCTGCACTTTCTGCCGTCTTTTTTGACAACTCGGCATCTGTTGCACTTTGTAATGACTCACTGGCTTTTTGAGCGGCCTCAGAGGCTGAGGACGAGGACGCTTCCTCTGACTTCTTTGCAGAGGCTGCACTTTCTGCCGCCTGCCGGGCTGACTCCGATGCATCCTCTGCTGAAGTATCAGCATTTGCGGCGCTCGCTTCCGCCTTACTGGCTGATATGCCGGCATTCCTCGCGGACGTCTCTGCTTCTCCGGCATTCTTCTTCGCCTCCTCTGCGTGACGCGCTGCTTCTTCCACCATCTGTTCAAAACGACGCAGAGCCTCCGGACGGGCATCATCCTCCGTCATGGCACCGAGAAAATCATTCAGCGTACCCGGTTGAGAATCTTCATACACGGTGATGGTCCCGACATGTGACGGCGGGAATCCCTCCACCAACAGAATAACGCTGTACTGACCGTACTCAACGTCCATGCTGTAACGCCCGGCTTCATCCGGATTTTCTGAGGCCAGCGTGTTCACCACCACAGTGGTACTGTTACGTTTTGCTTTCAGCTGGATTGTGCAGTTCTGTACCGGTTTTCCTGTGCCGTCTTTCAGTACACCTGAAATCTTTACTGCCATATTCACCCCACAAAAAAGCCCGCCTGAACAGGCGGGCTGTCATAACACGGTGTTACCTGGCTAATCAGAATTTATAACCAACACCCACGATGAACCCGTCAGTGCGCCAGTCGCCACTGCCGGAGCCTTCATAAGCAATATCAATGGCCACGGATTCGGTCGGGTTAAACTGCACGCCAGCCCCCCACGCCAGAGACGTGTTGCTGTGGCGACCGTCATCACTTCCGGTCAGCACATCGTGCGTTTTCCCCTTGTTGTCAGTTACGCGGAGATAATCCCCGGAGAAAGTCGACACACGGCTGTAAGCCACTCCCGCCATCGCATACGCGCTGAACCATTCATTCACGCGCACAGACGGCCCCGCCATTACGCTGAACCAGCGGTTACGCACGGAATCTTCATGCCAGCGGGTATCGCTGTAACGGGTAATCTGGCGATTCCTGTCTCCTGCATAGCTGAATGACGTCACCAGCCCCAGCGTGTCCGTGAATTCATAACGGTATTTCACGTTAATCCCGTTAAGATTATCGCTACCGGGAGCGTTCGTCCGGGCATGAAGATACCCCGCGCTCAGCGTGGCCTGCTGCTCAGACGCCCATGCAGGCGCACCGGATACGGTCAGACAAATGGCTGCGGACAAAATGGCGGCATAAAGTTTACGCATAATTACCTCTCGCTTTTCTGCAATAAAAAAGGCGTCATTTCTGACGCCCGTTCTGGGTTATAAAATTCAGCTGATACTGATACCTGCTGTGGATTTTTTCATCACCACAACCAGCAGATCGCTGATACTTGCTGTGGGATACCTGTTATTTACCAGCCATGCTGACACCGAAAACTCCAGCGTCATGTGACCGTGACCGGCAGGCATATCAATAACGCCACTGTAAATCAGCGTATTATCCAGCGCGGTACGGTTATAAATTTCAGCACCGTTTTTCCGCACTATCAGACGGCATGAGGAGTAAATATCAGTATGCTCTCTCTCATGTTTAGCGCCGCTGAATGCCACCGCCGGAATAACAATTTGCCGGTCAAACGGCTGATCGTCATAAACCCTGACGGTAATGGTCCCTGATGGCCACCGCTCCGGTGCACGGGAATCCCGGGGGAAAGCTTTGCCCACTGTTTTAACGAGATCGCCTTCAATCTGGTTCGCGGACAGTTTTTCCCAGAACCCGACAGTTCTCGTTAATCGTGACGTTGTTGAGCGTCCCGGCGTTCGCATTCACACTGCCACTGATATCCGCATTTTTAGCGGTCAGCTTTCCGTCCGGTGTCAGGGAAAATGCCGGTGGATTTCCACCGCTGGTAATGGTGGGGGCCGTCAGGCGTTTCAGGAACACGTCGTTCATGAATATCTGATCGCCCTGACCAACAAACATCGGTTTTGTGTTGCCATTCGCAGGATTAACCATCGCAATCCTGTCCGCCGCCAGCAGCACCTGACTCTGCATGCCGGCAGACGTATTCTCAATACCGGCACCAATACCCGCAATATAAAGGCGTCCGTCCTTCATCTGTTGCAGCTTCACAGCCCACATGCTGTTCAGATTATTATTTGTATCAACCTGAACCTTCTGTATCTGCTGGATCGCTGCACTCTGGTCTTCCAGTTTCTTATTGACGGTCTGCGTGATTTCATTACTGACATCCGTAATGGACGTCCTGATTTCAGCCAGGTCAGGCGCAAGCTGACCGTTATCAATCTGCGTCCACAACTCCTGAGCCAGATGGGTTTTCCCTATCTCGCCTTTGAAAAAATCCAGATAGCCGGATGCATCATCACTCGGCTGGCCGACGGCCTCCACAAATGCCGATTTGCCAACGGTGTTCACACTGCAGATGTAAAAATAATAATCATGGCCCGGCTTAATATTGATACTGGCAGCTATCCAGTACAGCGCCGTGCCAAGATAGCGGGCTGTGGTTTCAACCTGCCTGATATCCGCAATCCGCTTTTCCGAGAACCAGAATTCAAACTGTACCGTCGGATCATAAACCGCAAGATGCGGCGTGGCGGTTATCTGAAAATAGCCCGGCGTCAGCTCAATCCGCGACGGCGCTGCCGGTGCGGCAATCCGGAACGATACCGACGCCGGATCGCCCTGCTGTCCCCACGCATTTACCGCCCGGACTGTCAGCGTGTAACGCCCCAGCGCCAGTTGCCTGAAGCGGTATGTGGTTTCCGTCGTCCGGGCCGTGCTGACCAGCCGCTCACTGCCGTCATCCGCTGCCACGGTCAGGCGAAGAAGGAAGCTAACGCCCTTCACCACCTTCGGCGTGTCCCAGCGCGCCAGCACCTGATATTCCCCGCTGTCTGCGGTGACTTCGGCAGTCAGGTGCTGTACCGCTGGCCGGCGTGACACCATTCACCGTGCCGCTCTGGTCGCCGTCAAAGTGCGCCCCGTTATCCACGATGGCTTCTTTTTCCGGTACATGCTGCACGGCAGTGATGGCATACGTGCCGTCATCGTTCTCACGGATACTCACGCAGCGGAACAGGCGCTGGCGCAGCGTCGGCAGCTTCAGCCCCCATACGCTGTATTCAGCAACGCCGTCAGGAACACGGCTCACTTTCACCTTCACGCCGTCGGTGACGGACTGAACCTCCACGCTGACCGGATTGCCACTTCCGTCAACCAGGCTTATCAGCGTGGTACCGGAGGATGGCAGCGTGATTTCACGGTCGAGCGTCAGCGTCCGGGTCTGGCTGTTCACCGCCAGCACGCGCCCGCCGGTGCTGATACCGGCATAGTCATCATCGCAGATTTCAATGACATCGCCCGGCACATGGCGAAGCCCTTCAGCACCCACGCTGAAATCCACGGTCTGCGTCTCCAGCAGTTCCGTTTTAATCAGCCACAGCCCGGCGCGGTGTGCCTCGCCCCGACTGGTACAGCCAAAGGCATCCATCTTCGTGACATTACGACCGTAACGGGCAATGGCCTGCGTATCTTCAACAAGCTCTGTCGCCGTCTCCCAGCCGTTGTCCGGGTCAATCCAGTTCACCTCAACGGCATTATGGCGGTCCTTCAGGGCGCTGAAGCTGTAGCGGAACGGCGCGCCATCATCCGGCATCACCACATTACTGCGGTTATAGGTCCACACCTTATCCGACGGTCGGTCCTGCACGAACGTCAGCGTCTGCCCGTTCCATACCAGCATACAGCGCATCGCCGAGCAGAAATCACTGAGCACATCCCACGCCTTGCGCTGTGTGGTCAGGTACGCATTACAGGTGATGCGCGGCTCCGTGCCGCCAAAGCCGTCCGGCACTGACTGGTCGCAGTACTGGCCGATGACATACAGCGCCCATTTGTCCACATCCGCCGCACCAAGACGTTTCCCCATGCCGTAGCGTGGATGGGTCAGCATATCCCACAGACACCAGGCCATGTTATTGCTGTATGCTGGCTTAAACGTTCCGTCCCAGATACCGCTGTATTGCCGAGTCTGCGGGTTATAGTTCGACGGCACCTGCAGAATACGCCCGCGCAGATGATAATTACGGCTCACCTGCTGGCTGCCGAACTGCTCCGAATCCACCTGTACGCCGACCAGTGCCGTGTTCGGGTAGCACTGTTTCACATCGATGATTTCGGTGTATGACGACCAGAGCGTTTTGTTCTGCAGCTGGTCTGTGGTGCTGTCCGGCGTCATCCTGCGCATCCGGATATTGAACGGGCGCGGCGGCAGGTCACCCACCACCACCGAGGCCAGATACTGCGAGGTGGTTTTGCCTTTAATGGTGATGTCTTTTTCCGTCACCCA